GGTAATGTGGCAGGTGGAACAAATCCTGCTGGTACTGGGAGTAATCTAAATTATATTGGAGACCGCGTTTATGCGATAAGCGGCGAGATTACAGTTAATAGTAATACAGTCACCCAATTAGACTTTACAACCGGACCTGAATATATTATGGCAACTTATCAGTTCGGTTTTGATTCCACTAATATGTCGGGTTCTGACCGTTTAGGCTATATTGTCCAATTCAATGGAACTAAGATTTATGAAATGATACCTTTGTTGAAACCAGACTATGCAATAATGTCTATCGACCCTCTTAACTTAGTTATCCCCCCTTTTACCAGAGTTACGATTGAATCAATAACGACAGAGGGCGCTGATGTTGGTACATGGGGAGTTATTGCCGGGAGATACTACCTATAATGCCTAAAAAGAAACTAACTAAAGCACAAACAAAAAAGAAAGTTAATACAGCGTATAAAGCATTATTTGATTTATATTTAGATAAATTAGCTTATCAAGGCGCAAGTGAAATACCTATAAGTAAAAGGAAATTAGATGAGATGGTTGGAGCAATAGGTGCTGCTTCTTTAAAATTAGGTAGCATGCGTGTTTATAGATAATGAGCACTACGATATACAATGTCGAATTCCCCTCGTGGTTTAATGACAAACGAAGCGTGGAACAGTTACTTGTTAGGTTGGTGTTGGTCTATCTTACAGGAAAAGAAACAGGACTTGTCTAATGCCTCGAGCAGGTCGGTACGCATTAATTCCCGATGGTTACTCATTAACAAAGGTAACAAAAGGTGAAGAAGAAGCGTTAAAGGATTTAAGAAAGCATGAAGACTTTAAAACATTTCTAGGTTCCCCTCAATCCGGTACGGCGGTCGGCGGGGTGGCTGTCGGGGTTGCCTTGCTTATTTTTGTAATTCCAATGATAAAAAATTTCTTGAAAGCTTTGGGTGATGATGATGAGTTTAAGGGCAAGACAGTTACGCAAATAATAGAAGAAGAAAAAACAGACCCGCAATTCTGGAGAATTTATGCAGCAGCGGCCACAGGAATACCTGAGACTTTATCAAGCGTTATAATTCCACAACCTATCCAGGAAGAAATAAAAAAACAAACTGGTTTAGATATAGGCGGGTTGTTTAGTACACTAAGGGGTAAACTATGAATTTAGGTGCAATATTAGCGCTGTTAAAGCTATTCGAGGGGTCAGGTCTCACCAAGCCTAAGACTCCTCCTGTTATTTCTGAAACATTAAAGGAACGTAGACAGTTTATTGAGTTAGGTTTAAAACGCCCTGACTAGTGATAATATGGAAATTGATGCCTACATACTAATTGTATACGCTACCGTTTGGACTATCTTTTATTGGTTCTTATCGCAGTATATCGCAGAACTTAGCAGACAAAAATGGACTACATGGGTTGAGTCTGAGGAGTCAGATGAAACATTGATTAATGCTTTACAAGTTATTGTTGATGAAATTGAAGATAGGATGCATGATAAGCTTCAAGAGTTCCAATCGTCGTTCTTTGGTTCTCTTGGGGCCGCATCTAAAAAAATAGATGATGCAACAGGAGCAACAACGATTAAAGCTTTGACAAAAGATAACCCTATGATGGGCTTTGTAGCCGAATACCTGATGAAAAGAGGTAATTTGGGGGGTTTAGTGTCCCAAAACAACCCAAATAGTGTAGACTCAACGGCTCCAAAAAGCGAAAAACTAGGGTTAAAGTAGTATATATATTATATAAGTACGAAATAAAGTATGTAGTAGTATACCCATTTCTTATATAACTTTTAGTGTTACCCCTTTACTTATTATTTCTTATATACATAATTTATAAATAGGAGTTCCTTAATGACATACTGGTGAGACAATGAACTTCGGACTAGAAAAACAATTGGATAGAATAGTTGAAACGTTAGCACTGTCAGCATTAATGGCGAGCAACCCAAGCAAACAAATAGAAAAGAGATTAAGAGAAATCGCATTTCCTTTAGAAGAATGGACTTGTCCTGTATGCCTTTATACTTCATTAGATGATGAGTGCCCAAAATGCACAGAAGTATATCTTGATTTGGAGATTGAATAATGATTTGTAAACGTTGCGAAAAATGCAGAACGCATGAATGTTCTGATGGATGTATTAAATATTTAACAGATGGTGTTTTATAATGATTTGTGAATGTTGTGGAAAGAGAATGAAAAGAGTAGTTTACAGCGAATGTCAAAACTCAGATTGTGAAGAGGCACTTTATAGATTGGAAAAAGGAATAGGGTGGGAATGAATGATTTGTAAGCTTTGCAATACTAACGGGCGACCTTATAGAATGAAATATGTACGAAAGTTACCCAACGGAAGTACGGTTAACGCATATTATTGTAAACATTGTTGGGGAATTATAAATGGGTAGAAAAGCAAGTTGGCCACCTAAGACAACAGTAAGTTTAAGGTTTGAGCGGCAGACAGTTCAATATATAGACCATCTAATAAAATATCTAAATATGAAACAAGGAATGATGGGAACTCGTAAGATAACAAGGTCGATTGTCGTCGAGCAGGCCATAGCAATGTATTTTAAAGATAAGAGAAATGAGTACTATTCATTGAATCCTGACAAACTTAAGTAGCTACTCATAAGTGAGTATGTCGGGGTGCCCGTAGGCAACACCCCCACAAGGAATTAAAAATGGTAGTAAGACGAAAAAAGAGAACGGCACGCAGGAAGCGTACTTTCTCAGTTAATTTAATAGAAACAGGAGCAGGTCTTGCGTTTCTAGATGCAAGCAATGCAGGTGCCGCCGCACAATCAATGGTTAAAGGCGACATCGCAGGCGGACTCAAAACATTGAGTTCAGCATTTAAGTCCAATAAGGACCAGATGATTCGAATAGGCGCAGGCGCCCTCGCAGCTAAGTTAGTTGTAGGAAGTCTTGGCGGTTCTAAAATATTAGGAGCAATAGGCCCGCTCAAATTGAGGGCCTAAAACGATAGGAAAAAAATATGGCAATAGTAATATCAAGGTCTGAAAGTGGCCTAAGTGCAACATCAAGTTTCCAAGCCTTGGACAACTTAGCAGGGGCTAGCGTAAGCAGTTCGTTCACAGTACCGACTGGTGTAGGGTCAATCAAAAGTTTATCCATTGCACTAGCTTGTGACGGTGCAGGAGAAGAGTTTTGTGGATTAGTCAAAATTAGCGGCAATGCAATGAGAGACGGAGACGCAGTATTTGCAACTGGCGGACAAATGACTATGGGAACTTCTACAGGATCTAACATGAACTTTGTGCAGTATGATACTGACCTAGCAGTTACATCAGGTAACTCTTGTGAGTTCTCTATAGCAACCACAACTAACGCAGCAATTGACGTTGTAGTAACCGCACAGTTCGCTTAGGAGTCTTAATGGCTTTAGTCGGCGGCGGTAGTGCTGGTAATGTGGCAGGTGGAACAAATCCTGCTGGTACTGGGAGTAATCTAAATTATATTGGAGACCGCGTTTATGCGATAAGCGGCGAGATTACAGTTAATAGTAATACAGTCACCCAATTAGAC